CTCCTGCCCCTGCATTCCAGTCATCTGCATCAATTGCTGTACCTGCTGCTGCAGTTCCATCAACTGCTGGTACATGGTTCCATTATTTTGGATTTTCATAATAATTTTTTCTTTGCCCTCAAACTCCATCATATCAAGGCATGCCAGCGAGGCATCCGCATTGCCGGGAGCGAAAAAGCCTTTATCATAAAACTGGAGTGCGAGTTCATTCTGCGCCATTCGTGAGTAAGTTGATTTCTTGGCCGCCGATACAGTAACGTCAAAGATAGGCAGTCTCTCTCCTACTTCAACGCCCATCTCTTCTCCACCATCCTGCGGAATCATGCCACCATTATCAAAGGTTGCAAATTGCTGTTCTCCTTTTTCGCCCAGTATGCGAAATTTACGTGGTTCATCGTAAAACTGACGTATCAGTTCAATAACCATGTAACATTCTTCCATATATGCCCGATAGGTTCCTCGAATCATATCACGTGACAACTTACTTCCTGCCTCCTGCAAGGCGGCAATTGCCGTAGCAGCAGTAACACCACTTTGTGTACTTCCCTGCGAGAAGTCACGGTTACCTGATGTTTCTTTCAATTCGTTTATCTTTTCCTCTTTTACGTTGATACACTGTGTTGGCGGAACTACTGATTGCATTGGTTGAATATCATCCGGATTTCCGGTGTAGTGTACAACTTCCTTAGTCCAGTCGTTAAATTCATCCTCATTGATTCCTCCCGTGTCTTTTGAAAGGTATCTGGCTTTGCTTGCCTTGATAGCAGAATCCAATATTACCTGGTCTAATTTGTCAATATAAAGCTGTGGGTCTTTCATGATATCTATGTAACCAAATCCCACTGGTGTCCCCTCTTCCGGGAACATAACATCAAACACATACGGATACATCCCATGGTCATAATATCCTCTTTCTACATACTCCGGGTCATTTTCGGATGCATACAGAATCTTGTCATTTACGAATTTGCAGTAATGCAGTATATCCTTTGTTCCATTGTCTTTTTTGTAGTACCAATCTACAACATACGATTTCTCCGAAGTGTCGACATTTTCCGCGTTGATATATTTAGTTAGTACGATGTCACTTCCCGTCAAATCAATATCCGGATAACGCTGTTTTAAAATTTCGTTATCCATCAATTCCACATGGAAAAGGTTTGCAGATTCCTGAATCTTGTTAATACCCGGTTCCCAAAACAAATTCAGTATATCTATTTTGGCAATGTTAATATCACCAACGCCATTGTTCTTACGCGAATCCCATACTATCTTTTTCACACTGGCTCCCTGTTTCAGTTTGTACCACGCACAATCGTTATACGTTTCTTCGTATCGATTGTATTCAAGAACTACCGGCAGAATGGAGGTCAGTGTTTTCGCCGTCTGTTCATCGGATGACTCACGTGCCAGTACGGTAGGTTCCGGGAAGTTGTCCATCATATCCGCATGCTTGTTATTAATCGAGTTGTGCAGCCACGCAGAAACCGGCTCTGTCATTCCTTTCTTTTTTTTCTTCTCCTCCGATTCAACAATTCGCCAATGGCGTAATTTCCACCATTCTTCATTGGCTCTTATTTTTCTATCGAACCGGTCTTTCCCCTCTTTGTATTTCTTTAGTGTTTCCGCCGCTTTTCTCACATCATCCTCTGTCAGATTTGTGAGTTTTTCTTTCTCATACTGTTGCATTTCCTCTTGTGTGTTTGGTTCTCCGGCACTTCCATCCAATTCTGCCTGCGGTGTCGACTTTTCGACACTTTCAGGCATAGGTGTCCTCTGATCTTCCATCTTTTTTTCTTTCTTTTGTGCAAATAATTGTAAATTCATATTCTGCCTCCTAAATCATATAAAATTCATATCTGTTTGCATCTTCATTTGAGGTTGTCCTTTGATTCAAAGGATCATCCCCTATATGGTCACGCTCCAGCACATTTTTCCTTGGGGATATTGGATTATCCATAAGCACATACCGGCACTCATCATAAATATGGTCTTCCTGTGTAGTATCAATATCCTCCACATCGCTCTCGCTATACACAAGTGCCGGGATTGTTCGGATAAAGTGTTTACATGTATCAAATACCTGGAACATGGTATCTCCATCTTCATCAAATGCCATCCGGTAATGATACTGCATCTTTCCGGCAAGTCTTGCATTATCGCCCGGACTAAAGAGAATGTTGTTTGGGTGTTTCTCCATCATTTCTGCAATGGATTCACCACGTGAGCAATCCCATATGGACGGGTCTGCGATACCTATTATCTTTCTGCCTTTGAGGTTTGGGTCCTCATTTTCAATTTCCCTAATGTGTTTTGCCTGCTGGGTTGGGTCTAACTCCAGTCCCACATTGGGTTCACCAGTGCAACCATAATACTCGCGGATTCGATAAATCTTTCCGTTTTCATCTGCCGCATACCATCCAACGCTAAAAGGTTTGGCGAACCCATAATCATATCCACGCCATACACGCCAATAGGATGGTATTCTGAACGGCTCTATAACATGAGTCCACTTTCTGTCTTTATAGTGTTCCGGGTCATTTCTCCACTCTTTGAATACTTGTCCGGAAAAACTGTCCCACGAACCATACAATAACGCTTTACGCTCTGCCTCCGGCAGCATGGCAAGATTGTCCAAATAATAGGGGTCATTCTCTAGTAATTTTTTGTTATCAAATACCGATGATGGGATAAAGATTCTCTTTCGTTTCACCTGAATCTTTTTTCCGTCCGGATCAAGAATTGTCCGTTCTTCGGTAATCGGTGTTTCCGGCGGTGCCGCTGTAATAAACCGGTCTTTCACCCATGCATGGCCAACACCACCCGGATTGGCAGTTGCTCTCATGTATACACGTGTTCCCGGTCCGCTTGGACGGTTACGTGAAAACATATATGAGTACTCTTCCCAAGTAAAATGCGTCAGCTCATCAAAACCGATGAAATCATACGCAAGTCCCTGATAATTTAATCTGTCTTTCGTATGCTGCATGGTTCCAAAGAAGATTTTCGCTCCAGACGGAAACGTCCATTTCTTATCAGTTACATTGTATTTCGCCTGCGGTACCACCGCTTTATACAATTCGTTGGAACGCAATATCAACTCTTGAAGTTGAGGATATGTCTTACGAAAAATGATACCTTTATAGTTTGGCACCTTAATCTGTCGCA